TATTAATTCATTATCAATTTAAAAATAATAAACTATGAGTACAGTAGATGCAGTACTAGCACAGTACGAAAAAAGTAAACAGTCCGCAAGCGGAAATGCAAACCGTGTATCTAGTGAAGATCGTCTTAAGAAGTATTTCACTACTATGTTACCGAAAGGTTCAAAGGGTGAAGAACGCCGAGTACGTATTCTTCCTACAACCGATGGCACTTCTCCATTTAAAGAAGTTTATTTCCATGAAATTCAAGTAGATGGAAAATGGGTAAAATTATATGACCCTAAGCAAGAAGGTAAACGCTCACCATTAAATGAGGTTTATCAAAGTTTGATGGGAACTGGTGTTGAATCTGATAAAGAATTAGCACGTCAGTACCGTTCAAAAAAGTTCTATGTTGTAAAAGTTATTGATCGCGATAACGAACAGGATGGTCCAAAATTCTGGAGATTCAAACATAATTCAAAACAAGATGGTATTCTTGATAAAATCTTCCCTCTTTTCCATAAGAAAGGTGATATCACAGATCCACAAACAGGTAGAGATTTAACTTTGTTTTTGACTTTATCTAAGTCTAATGCAGGTAAAGAATACACTGTTATTAATTCAATCATTCCTGAAGACTCTTCAGCATTGCACTCAGATGAGACAGTTGCTAAATCTTGGATTGAAGATGAGTTAACTTGGAATGATGTTTATTCTAAGAAGCCAGAAGAGTATCTTGAAATGGTTGCTCGTGGTGAGACACCAGTATGGGATACTGACACAAAGAAATTTGTTTCCTCAACAAGTGGTGAAGATGCAATCGTTGGTGGTAGCAAAGCTACATCAACACCAGTGGCGCCTATTGAAGATCCACAAGAAGAAGATGAAGCAGACGAAAATCTGCCGTTCTAATTAATCCGGGCCTGAGATAACGTCAAAGGCCCTACTTTTAAAATTATTAAAAATGGCTATAAAGAAAAAAGAATTCGATTACATTTCGAAGTTCTCAACAAAGACAAAGTACAAAGAAGAGAACTTCTATTATTGCGGTGAAGCATTTAATGATGCTTGTGGATTACCAGGTCCAGTTATGGGAAACATTAATATGTTCCTTGGTCACACAAACTCATCAAAAACAACTGCAATGATTTTAGCTGCAGTCGATGCTCAGAAAAAAGGTCATTTACCGGTATTGATTATAACTGAAAGAAAATGGAAATGGGAACACGCTATTGAATTAGGTTTCCAAGCTGAACAAGATGAAGATGGAGAATGGTTCGGTGATTTTATTTTTAACGATTCTTTCGATTATATCGAACAAGCGACTGATTTCATCAATCAAATTATTGATGCTCACGAAAAAGGTGAGATTCCAAGAAGTATTTTATTCTGTTGGGATTCTATCGGTTCAATTCCTTGTAAAATGACATTCGAGGGTAAAGGCGGTAAGCAACACAATGCAAGTGCATTGTCTGATAAGATCGGTATGGGTATCCATGCTAGAATCACTAAGTCAAAGAAAGAAGATTATCCTAGTAAAGAAAATGCTCATTATTTGACTATGGTAGTTGTAAACCAACCATGGGTTGAATTACCAGACAATCCTTTCGGTCAACCAGAAATTAAAGCTAAAGGTGGTGAAGCCTTATGGTTAGCATCAGCGTTAGTTTTCTTATTCGGTAACCAAAAGAAAGCAGGTATCAATCACATTGATGCGGTTAAAGACGGTAGAAAAGTTGCTTATGCAGTAAGAACAAAAATCTCAATCTTGAAAAACCACGTAAATGGTTTAGGATACAAAGATGGAAAGGTGATTGTTGTTCACAACGGTTACATCGCAGACAGTAAAGAAGCTTTAGAAAACTACAAAAAAGAAAATTCTAACTTCTGGAAAGAAAAATTAGGTGGTGGAGATTTCCAATTAACGGAATCAACAACCTATGTAGAAGAAGAAGAGTAATTGTTTCACTATTAATTAAAAGACACAATGTCTAACACACTATTGGTTGATGGAGATAACCTATTAACCATTGGATTTTACGGATTAAAAAACCATTTATACAAAGGTCAGCCAATAGGTGGTTTATACCACTTTATCGATACCCTCAAAAGATCATTCGAGAATTATCAATTAGATAAGATCGTGGTCTTTTGGGATGGTAAAGATGGCAGCGTTTCCAGAAAAAAGATATACGATCTTTATAAGGCGAACAGAAAGTCCAGAGTAAAAACTGAAGAAGAGATCAACTCTTACCAAAGACAAAGATCAAGAATCAAACAATATTTAGAAGAACTTTATGTTAGACAAGGCGAATTCGACTATTGTGAAGCAGACGATTGTATAGCTTATTATACTCAAAATTCACCTAACGAAAAGAAAATCATTTATTCTTCAGATAGGGATCTTGCTCAATTGGTAAATGAGAATGTTACTCTTTATAACCCATCTCACAAAAAAGTTTACAAAAAGAATGACATGATCCAATATGATCATGAAAGTATTCTTATTGAAAATGTAAAATTAGTCAAAATACTTTGTGGTGATCCATCGGATAATATCCATGGAATCAAAAATCTAGGTATCAAAAGATTACTAACCCTATTCCCGGAAATAACACAACGTCAACTTACTTTGGAAGAAGTAAGAAATCAAGGAAACTTAATCTTCGAAAATGATAAGCATAACAAATTGATTCAAAACTTCCTTACAGGGGTAACAAAAGTGGGGGTATTTGGTGATGAGTTTTTTGATATGAATAATAGGATGGTTTGTTTAGATGAACCAATCCTAACAGAGGAAGCTAAAGAGGACATTAATTCCTTAATTAATGACACCCTGGATAGTGAAGGCCGTTCTTATAAAAACACCATGAAAATGATGACAGAAGACGGAATATTCACCGCCCTACCAAAAGGTGAAGATGCCTGGATAAAGTTCCTTAATCCTTTTCTTAGATTAACTAGTAAGGAAAAAAACAAAAAAAAAATAATTAAATTTAAAATCAAGTAAAAACTACGAGTATGAACATTCAAGAACAGAACAAATTTGAATTTTTGTTGACATTAGATGGAAACATCATTTGCCAAAGATTCTTCAATGTAAGAGATTACAATTCCAAAGCAAGAAAATCCATGGACCTTCACTATGAAGTAAAAAATATTTGTGAAGAAATTTCGGAAGATTTAAAAATAAAAAGTTCCGAATATCTGATCGAAAATCAAGGATTTTTTATGAATAATGATGTTGTGGAAGACCCTAAAGAGTTGGACGAACAGTACTTTTTGTTGCAAATTAAGCAGGGTGACGACGTATTTATTGAAAGAATATTTGCTGCGCACTATTATCATCCAAAAGTGAGATACGCGGTGGATATTCGCCCAAAATTAAGACGAATTTTGGCAGACTTAACTGACATATTGTCGATGAGGGACCCTGAAACGACATATCTTCAGTACGAACTTTAATTTATTTTATTAATTATTAATTATTTATGACCGAAAAGAATTTTGGCCAGTTAGGCCACAAGTATCAAATATCGTTATTGAAAACTATCATTGAAGATAGAAAATTTGGTGAATCTATTGTAGAGGTCATGGATCAAAACTATTTTGATAACAACGGGTTTAAATTCATTATGCAAAACATTAAAGAATGTTTTGAGAAATATGAAACTTTACCATCTTATACAACACTAGAGCAAAAAATTATGACTGAAAGTGTCAGTGATACGGCCAGAGCGTCGTTCATTGACACGATCAAGAACATTCAAGAGCATGTCATAGAGCCTGGTGGTAGCGCTTTTATTAAAGATAAAGCAATGAACTTCTGCAAGCAGCAAGTTCTTAAAAAAACGATCAAGAAGATCGAAGAAATAACTACAAAAGGTGAATTTGAGGAATACCATAAGATTGAAAAGTTGATCCAGGATGCTTTACAGGTTGGTGCAACAGACAATGATGTTGTAAACATATTCGAAAGTATATCCAGTGCCTTAGAAGCAGACAATAGACATCCAATACCGACAGGTATCAACGGAATCGATGGTTTATTAGATGGTGGGCTAGGAAGAGGTGAATTAGGTGTGGTATTAGCACCAACAGGTACTGGTAAAACTACCTTGTTAACTAAATTCGCAAATGAAGCCTTCAATCATGGGTACAATGTTGTTCAAATTTTCTTTGAAGACAATGTAAACAACATTAAAAGAAAACATTTCACTATCTGGACCGGGATTACCCCTAAAGAACAGCCATTACACGCTGAGGAAGTGGAAAAAATGGTAAATGAAAGAAAAGAAAGTTCAAAAGGTGAATTGAGATTATTGAAATTACCTAGTGATTCTGTGACAGTATCTGAAATTAAATCTAAATTAAGGAAGATGCAAGCAGACGGATTTCGAATAGATTTACTAACTTTGGATTATGTTGATTGTATATCACCTGAAAGAACAAATTATAATGAAGAGTGGAAAGGTGATGGTGCCATCATGAGACAGTTAGAAGCGATGACTTCTGAGTTTGATGTGGCGATCTGGACCGCTACCCAGGGTAACAGAGAATCAATCAAAAGTGAAGTTGTAACTACAGATCAAATGGGTGGATCAATTAAGAAAGCACAAATTGGTCACGTGGTTATGTCTATTGGTAAAACTATTGAACAAAAAGAAATGAATCTTGCAACATTAACATTATTGAAATCTCGTATTGGTAGAGATGGTGTAGTGTTCAATAACTGCAAATTCAACAATGAATTCTTAGAAATTGATACCGATTATCAAAACACGCTACTTGGCTACAAAGAAGATAAAGAAGAAGAAGCCAAGCAACGCAAAAACAAAGTATACAACGAATACTTAGCACAAAAAGAATTACTTAACAAATAAAAAAAACAAAAAATTATGACCGAGAAGATTTTATTAGACAATCCGGGACGTTTTGTCCTTTTCCCAATTGAGCACGGGGACTTATGGAAATTATATAAGCAGCAAGAAGCATGTTTTTGGACGGCTGAAGAAATTGATTTGGCTCAAGACACATTTGACTGGGAGAATAAATTAAATGCAGATGAGCAACACTTTGTAAAACACGTGTTGGCATTCTTTGCTGCATCTGATGGTATTGTTAATGAAAACATCGCGATGAACTTCGTTAATGCAGTTCAATACACTGAAGCAAAAATGTTCTACGGTTTCCAAATCATGATGGAGAATATTCATAGTGAGACTTATTCATTATTGATTGACACATATATCAAAGATAAGGAAGAGCAAAACAGATTATTCAACGCTATCGAAACAGTTCCAGCAATTAAGAGAAAAGCTGACTGGGCATTGAAGTATATTGAGAAAGGAACATTCGTAGAGAGATTGATCGCGTTTGCTGCTGTGGAAGGTATTTTCTTCTCAGGTTCATTCTGTGCAATTTTCTGGTTAAAGAAAAGAGGTTTAATGCCAGGTTTAACTTTCTCTAACGAATTAATTTCTCGTGACGAAGGTATGCACTGTGATTTTGCT